AGGCCGTTGGTGGCGTCGTTCGTCGGCATCGTCAGCGTGAAGGTGTTGGCCGTCACCGACTGCGAGCCAAAGGTGTGGACGCTGACAGCCTTGTTTGACTGGCTTGAGTTGTAGATCAAGACGGCATCAAATGCAGTTGATAGAGTCACATTAGAGTAAGAGATTGATGCACTTGGAGTCACAAATGCTGTCGTGCTGGTAGAGCTTGGTGCTGTACCAAATGTCACCGTAGCACCGCCAGCCGTGTAGTTAGTGCCTGACACCTCACCAGTTGCTGAATAGGCGGTTGTAGTGCCATTAAGCGTTGCGGACGCAAGGTACAAGGCAGCCTTGAAGGTGTCGGCAGTACCTGCTGTGTGAGCTGGTACGCTAGTAGAAAATGCGTGTACAGCGTTGAGCAGATCAACTTTGAAAGATGTACACATTGCTTGCGTGTTAGCCATGATATTTTCCTTAACTTAAAGATTGCGCGACTGCTTCACCAGTCACATTTCGTTTTAAGGTCATATGGACTGAGCGATGCACAAGTTCGCCTTCTAGCCAATATTCCACCCAGTTTGTCGTCTCGTTGTCGGTGTCGATAGAACCTTCTCGCTTCTCTAGCAAGGAGACATCCATCTCGCCCTTTGTTGTGTTCACTAGCATCTGTTATCCAAAAGTTCGTGCGCGTGTTTTTAATACGCCACCAGTTGAAGAGCTACGATCATCTGCCTTTGTAACCTCTTCAAGACCAGCTCGGTACATCGATGCCCATACAGCAATTCTCGCATCATCTTGAAGATAAGGAGCTGCTTGCATGAGAGCGCCATATAGATATACATCTGGGGCAGAGGTAAGCAGCCAATTCGTTGTGTTGCTAGTTGATAACTTACTCAACTTTGCGTAATAGATCAACTCGCCTGTATATGCAGCGTCTGGTACTGGTAGGTAGCGAAACTGCTCACCCACCACGGTAAAAAATATAGGTTTTGTTGATGTGCGATATGTAACCGCCAGAGTGTCCATTGAGTCAATAGTCTCGAACTGCAATGGCGTGACTGGATTGGTATCGAGCTTGAAGGACTTGACTTCCAAGAAGTTATCTGGGACTGCGGAGTATTCGGTAGTGATCGACGCGGTAGCACGCACGATCATCTGTCTGGTGCGCAAGTTTCTCTCGATCTGAGCCTCTGCCAAACTAATAAAGTCAGGTATGGCAGTGGTCAGGTCTGAGCGATTAAGCCAGTCCCCGACCGAGGTCTTCAGTTCAGCATAGGTTGTGAGCGCCATCTTCAGCCTTTTGTGCTTTCTCCAAGTCGCGCATCACCCAAGTGTGATCGTGCTTGAATTCAAATGTCCCAATGTGTCCGATCTCTTTGGACACATCATGGTCTATGTAGATTTTAAAGCCAGCAGCCTGTGCTTTACGGCAGAAGAAAACATCTTCACCAACATAACCGCGCTTGTCGTTACGCCAAGGAGTCTCGAACCAAGGTTCACTCAAAGCCTCAAAGACCTTGCGTTTGATTAGCATTACGCCCATACCGATAGAGCCGACTTCCTCAATCCCTGTGGACTCTGGCATTGTGTAGATGAGCACTCGCTCACCGTTCTCGTCATAGCGCTGGGCAGTTGGACCTGTCGGCATCCTGCGCCTTGCGCAGTTCGTTGCCACGACATCCAAGTCATGCGCCAATAGTCTTTCGATCATGTCTTGCGGGAAGGTCATGTCTGAATCTACAAACAAGATATGGGTACAACCTTCTGCCATTGCGTCTAGGCACAAGTCAGCACGCTGGGTCTGGATAAGTGTTCCTTGCATAATCTTCAAGGACACGGCATCAGTCGTGTTGATAGTGTGGTGCGCCACCATGTTCACCATACAGAAGGTGAAATTAGCGTGAACCATGTCACGCGCTGGTGTGCAGACTGCAATGTAGTTTGGGGTCATACTTGTCCTGATCTAGTTCTGAAATACTTGTTTTCGGGGTCATTAAGCCAACGCTTCATGTAGGCTTCATCTTCTAGCTTGCCTTCAGCCTTGAGCTGGAAGTAGATAGACATCGGGATGCTGGCGACTCTGCTCCACTCGCCCCACCGAGCACGCTCATCAACCTGTGCGTACTCTTGCTTATTCTCTTCAATGATCGCAGTCACATCTTGCTGTGTGTGAATCGTTGCCTGATTCGTTTCATCATCAAATTCAAATGTGCGCGTGATCCCCTGATCAGCGTCTGTACTAAATAGTCTTTTTTCAATCATGTAGAAAAAAAGGGTCTGAGTTTCCCCAGACCCTTCGTTAGTTCAATTAAGAAGTGATCAAGTCAGCAGCAATGCCGTGAGCATTCTCTGCCAATACTTTGTGACCCCACTCAACGATCAGCATACGCTTTTCAGCATCGCCAGTCTTTGCCAACTCAACTTGTTGGTAAGGACGCAACATAGTGACTTTTGCGTAATCTGGATCGATCACGAAAGCATCACGCTCACGCTGGAAGCGGTTAGGCACGACTTGTACTTGACCGAAGTCAGATACATAGATGTCGGCTGCACCGATGATCGTTGCAGGACGGTCACCACCATTGAGGTTGTAACGAGCTGAAGCGATACCAGAGAAGCCAGACACGCGCTGCTTGTTGACTGGACCAGTCATCAAGATTTTTGGTGTACCGCCAGCAGTCCACACTTTCTGAATCACATTCTTGAGAATGGTCTCAGTAAAGGTACGCACATTGCCGTCGCTACGAGCGCCAGTAGGCACAGTCGTGTAAGTGGGGTTAGCACCGTTCGTCTGCATATCGTAGTTAGTCTTGATGAAGGCTTGCAATGAAGCAGTACCGCGAGCTGTTGTGGTGTTGCCAGCAGCAGCGACAGCACCGTTCAACATGGAGAACTCTTGGTCACGCTTCAATTCAGCGCTACGCTTGGCAATTTGGTATGCCAATTCAGAGCGACGACCAGCCTTGTTGACGGTCTCTTCAGTTGCAGACAAGACGATAGTCTTACGGCTGATCTGTGCATAGTTTTGCAAACGCACAGTAGCAGTAACGCTGTCGAAAGAAGTTACATCGTCACCTTCGAGCTGCTTGTTAGCTGCTGCGGATGCCAATGTGTCGGTTTGCCACTCAAACAATGAATTGCTGATTGACTCGCGTCCGACATTACTCATGTAAGGAGTCTCTTCGGGAGCGATGTTAGTGATGATGTTGGATAAGTCTTCCCGAATACCCTTTGCGTCAAAGGTAGTAAATGTGTTGGTTACGATTGCCATTTAAGTGTCCTATTTCAAAAGAAGTTCTATTGCGGAGGCAGCGTCATCGACACGGCCAGTTTTAGCAAGACGCTGCTTTGCTCGCATACTCTCAGTTGTTGTGGAGACGCGACCTGCTGCACTAGGCTTGGCTGGTGCGAGGACCGTTGTTCGTCACCGGCTTGATCTGTCCACGCTTGGACATCATCTGGTCATAGAGCGCTGCTTTACGCAACGCAATGACAGCTCTGTGGTCATAGACATTCTTGAGTTCATCATCGCTAAATCCGATCTTCTTACCGAATTCGACGAGTAGAGCCTTTTCAGCCTGTGCCTTCTTGGAGTCTTTCCATTCGGGTACGGCTTGGATCAGGGCTTCTTGCTGGGTAGCAAGGTGAGCTTGCATTTCCTGTGCTCTTTGTTGCGCTGTGAGCTGCGACAGTCGCTGCTGCTCAGACTGAATAGCTGCGAGTTTGTCTTGCTTTTGGCGCATCACTTCTGACTGTCTCACCCACTCGATTGGATCTTCGTTATAGAGTCGATCCATATCGACAGGTGCTTCAGTTGACTCAAGTTGCTGTTTCAACGCTCCCAATAACTGGGCGTACTGTTCACGCTCGGCACGAATCGCAGTAGCCTCTGCCTCGACAGCCTTACGGGTCTCGGCAATTTGCTGTGTCTTTCGTGTGTAATCCTGAGTTCGAGAATATCCTTTTTGAAGTTCGTCTAGCGTGACATCGATCTCTTTGCCGTCAACTTTGACGGTGTAGACCTCTGTGGGCTTTTCTTCTTCTTCGGTTTCTTCATCTAACTCTGATTGTTCCTCTGTCGTTTCTTCATTGGATTCGTCGTCTTGCACATCCAATTCTTCATCGACAGAGACCGCGACCTCGGAATTATCTTCTTCGGTCAAACGCGCCTTGTCAGTTTTCTGCTGTTCTCCATCAATAGGCAACATCATCTGATCAAGAGCACTGGCTGCATCAGCCACAGACATAGGGGTTTGGTTTTCCATATCCTTAGTCCTTTACACCAACGACTTTTGTTCACGCTCAATCTGGCGCTGTGCGACTTTCCCGTTGTCCATGATCTTGCTGATCTCGGTTCGGAAGTTATCAATCGCACGCAACATATGCCAAGCGTGTTCTCTTTTCACGGTGTCCTCTGGCTTCGTATCTTTCCAAAACCAGACGGCATCGTTCTCCATCTTCAATAAAGCAGTTGAGAAAGCCTCGTCAGCGATTAGCGACTCAGCCTTCTTGCCTTTTCTTACATCTTCTTCTTGTTTGCTCACTTAGACCATTCCTTGTGGGTTGATGGGTTGCATTGGTGCTTGCTGTGGCTGCGCCATCGCTTGTTGTACCAATGCACTTTGTTCTTTTACAACCTCGCGGTTGACATTCTGCTCTGCCACGATCTGGGCAGTGCTCACCTGTGTGTTGTACTTTAACTCAAGTTCGTACTGACGAAGTAGTCTATCTTGGTTCATTTGATCTCGTCTGAAATCGTCGTCTCTGATCATCTTCTGGCGCTGTAACTCAAGATCGGCAGCCTTTTTCTGGATGTCTGCCTTAATCGACTCGGCTTGCACCTGTGCCAGCACCTCTTCTGGAGTCGGTTTTTGCGGTGCTTGCGGTGCTTTCCAACCGTCTGGAATATCCGCAAAGTAGCTCGATGCGTCCTTGAATCCTGAGAGTTCAACAACCTTCTTCAAGGTTCGCACATACATCTGTGGGGATACGACGGGATTCTCAAGACCGTACTGGTTGATGATGGATTCTTGCTTGGCGAGTATCTGCATCAAAGTCGCAATACGCTCATTGGTGTCGCCATTACCCAGACCAATGTTGATATTGACATCCATCGTGTTGTCCCAAGCGCGGGGGTCAATCTGCACCCACTTGTTGCGCAAGCGGATCATGCGTGGCTTGTCTTGGTGCGTTGTAATTAAGAAGAGCATTGTCTTAAACAGCTCCTTCATTCCTTCAGCCATCAAACGCGCAGTTAGCTCAAGTCGTCCTTGGCTGGCGCTTACTGTGGCAGCCACGGCAGCCTTTGTGCTCGACTGCAACGCATCTGGATTGAGACCCATAGATGCCTTGGACATCC